AGATACACTGGCTCTGAAGAATCTGGAGGAGAAACTTACTCATCAACTAATATTGGAACACAAAGTTACACGTACGTAGCTGGAGATCCTTTTGTACCTTACGCAGATACAGAAGCTTTTGAAAACGTAGTTATCGGATGGTTAGAAGATTCTTTAGATGTACCTGCAATGCAAGCTAGCATAGCTGCAACTATACAATCTGAGATTACACCAGTAAACGAAGATCTATATTTCACTTGGCAAAATCCAACTCCACCGGTACCACCAGTAGAAGACGAAGATTAATAAGGTAAAGTGCACTTAAAACGTGTAATTATATAAATAACAATTAATTAATAACAATTTAAATTAAATCAACATGGCAGAAGAAGCTAAACAAATGATTTCTGAAAAACAATTAAAAACTATTCAGGAATTAACATCAAAACAAAACGAAATGGTATTACAACTAGGGTCGTTTGAAGTTCAAAAAAGTGCAGTACTAGAACAATTTAAAACAAACAATAAACTTGTTGAAGATTTTAAAAAAGAACTTGAAGAAGAGTTTGGTCAGGTACAAGTAGACTTAAAAACTGGAGAAATCTCAGAACTTCCTTCAGATGACAAGAAGTAATATTAGAAAGATAAGCATCGGGTCAGATTATAAAAATGACGCGATGCATTATTCTGTTGGTCAACAAGTATATGGAGGTCATGAAATATCTCATATACTATTAGACGAACAAGACAAGTCTTATAATATTTTTATTAAAAAAAATTCAGAAGTATTACCATGGAAAAAATTTAATTCTAACATGGCGATATCAGTAGAATACGATTTACAATATTAAATGAATAGTGTATTTAATTTTATAGTTAAACCTTATAATAAAAGGTACGACAATGAAATAAAAGTAGGTAATAAATCTTTAATAGTTAACACTAAAATTGATGATTTTGTTAACGTTAGTAGAAAAGCTATTGTTGTTTCTACGCCTTTAGCTTATAAAACATTCATAAATGTAGGTGATGAAATAATTGTTCATCATAATATATTTAGAAGATGGTATGATATAAAAGGCAACGAACGTAATAGTGCTAAATATTTTAAAGATAATTTGTATTTTGCTCAACCAGATCAAGTTTTTTTATATAAAAAAGACAACAAATGGAAGTCGTTTAATGATAGTTGCTTTGTTCAACCTATAAAAAATGATGACAAATTTAGCACTGATAAAACTAAAAAGCTTATTGGTATATTAAAAATAGGTAATAGCTCCTTAGAAGCGCTAGGAATTAACCCAGGAGACACTGTAGGCTTTAGGCCAAAAAGAGAATGGGAGTTTGCTATCAATGGAGAGTTATTATACTGTATGAAATCTAATGATATTGTAATTAAATATGAACACAAAGAAGACCAAATTAAATATAATTCTAGCTGGGCAAGTAGCCGTAGATGAATTAATAAAAGTAGCCAAAGAACCTATTGTAGACGGTGAAGATGATATAACTGCTGATAGACTTAAAAACGCGGCTGCTACAAAAAAATTAGCTATATTTGATGCTTTTGAAATTTTAACTAGAATTAAAGAAGAGCAAGACATGCTTGATGAAAAACCTAAAGAAGTTAAAAAAGAAACTACATTTCGTGGTTTTGCTGAAGGGAGGTCTAAATAATGTACAAGCAAACTTTATACAAGGTATTACCTGATTATATTAAACCTAAAATTCTTAAACGAATGAACAGGTATAGTAAATGGGAGTATGGATATAATGAAGATCATGATATGATTGTTATATCTAGAACAGGTAAAATTGGAGAGGTTTATGAAATACAAAATCTTAAAATAGCTTTACCTTTAGCAGAAAACATTTATAAGTTTGAAAAAAATAGATGGACTAGATTTGATTATCCTAAAGTATTAAGCAGAATAAAAACGGTTTTTGATTGGAGAGAATACCCAGAAGAGTTTAAAGAAAAATGGTATGATTATATTGATCTTGAGTTTAAAAGACGTGAAGAAGGTTTTTGGTATATAAACAAAGATAAACCTATATTTATAACTGGTACTCATTACATGTACTTGCAATGGTCAAAAATTGATGTTGGCCAACCAGATTTTAGAGAATCAAATAGATTATTTTTTATATTTTGGGAAGCATGCAGAGCAGATGATAGAAGTTATGGTATGTGTTACTTAAAAAACAGACGATCTGGATTTTCATTTATGGCATCTGGTGAAACTGTTAACATGGCTACAATATCAACTGATGCGCGTTTTGGTATATTATCAAAATCAGGTGCTGATGCTAAGAAAATGTTTACAGATAAGGTAGTACCAATATCAGTTAACTATCCTTTCTTTTTTAAACCAATACAAGACGGTATGGATCGACCGAAAACAGAGCTAGCATATCGCGTGCCAGCCTCCAAGTTCACAAGAAGGTCTATAGTATCTACAGAAAAAAATGAAGATCTTGCCGGGCTTGACACAACTATTGATTGGAAAAATACTGGTGACAATGCTTATGATGGTGAGAAACTAAGATTATTAGTACATGATGAAAGTGGTAAATGGGAAAGACCTAATGATATACAAAACAATTGGCGTGTTACTAAAACAACGCTAAGACTAGGTTCTAGAATTATAGGCAAGTGCATGATGGGATCAACATCAAACGCTTTAGATAAAGGTGGTAGAAACTTTAAAAAATTATACGATGACTCAGACGTTACAAAAAGAAATGCTAATGGACAAACTCGTTCAGGACTCTATTCTTTGTTCATTCCTATGGAGTGGAATTACGAGGGATACATTGATTCTTATGGCTATCCTGTCTTCGACACGCCATCAAAAAAAGTGTATGGACCTCATGGAACGCCAATCAAAATTGGGGTTATTGAATACTGGGAAAATGAGGTAGAAGGTCTTAAACAAGACCAAGATGGTTTAAATGAATTTTACAGACAGTTTCCACGTACAACAAAACATGCGTTTAGAGATGAGTCTAAAATGTCTTTATTTAATCTAACCAAAATTTATCAACAAATAGATTATAATGAAGACCTAGAAAGAAATTCAGTTGTTACGACTGGTAGTTTTCATTGGGAAGACGGTGTTCAAGATACTAAAGTTATCTTTGTGCCAAACAAAAACGGTAGATTTAAAGTGTCATGGGTTCCGCCTGTTCATTTACAAAACCAAATATTTGTAAAGCATAACATGAAATATCCTGCCAACGAGCATATAGGAGCTTTTGGTTGTGATAGTTATGATATATCAGGTACAGTAGATGGTAAAGGTTCTAACGGATCTTTGCATGGTTTAACTAAATTTAGCATGGACGAAGCTCCTTCTAATCATTTTTTCTTGGAATATATAGCTAGACCGCAAACTGCTGAAATGTTTTTTGAAGATGTTTTAATGGCTTTGCATTTTTATGGAATGCCAATATTAGCAGAAAACAATAAGCCAAGATTATTGTATTATCTTAAACGTAGAGGTTACAGAAACTTTTCTATGAATAGACCAGATAAAATAAAACTATCAATAACAGAAAGAGAAATAGGTGGCATACCTAACTCAAGTGAAGATATTAAACAAGCTCACGCTGCAGCTATAGAAACTTACATAGAGGATCATGTTGGTGACTTAGGTGAAAGATTTGGTAGCATGTATTTTCAAAGAACACTAGAGGACTGGGCTCAATTTGATATAAATAATAGAACCAAGCATGATGCCTCTATTAGTTCAGGGCTTGCTATCATGGCATGTAATAAAAATAAATATAGACCAATAAATGAAATAATTAGAGAAAAGGTTTCTTTAGGTTTTTCAAAATACAACAATAAAGGAGATTTTTCTAAAATAATAAAATAAATGATTCAAGGAAATTATAACAGTGGTTTTCCAAGTCAGGTGGTACCTGATGCAGAGAAAATGAGTTTAGAATACGGTACTCGTGTAGGTAGAGCTATAGAGTATGAGTGGTTCAGAAGCAATAGAGGTGGTGACAGGTTCTCTATGAATTTTGCTAATTTTCATAACTTAAGATTATATTCTAGAGGAGAACAGTCTATACAAAAATACAAAGATGAATTATCTATTAATGGTGATTTGTCTTACCTTAACCTAGACTGGAAACCTGTACCTATTATACCTAAGTTTGTAGATATAGTTGTTAACGGTATGTCTCAAAGAGATTATGACGTTAAGGCTTATGCTCAAGATCCTGAATCACAAAAGAAAAGAACTAATTACGCTGAAGGTTTATTAAGAGATATACAGGCTAGGTCTTTCTTACAAAAGGCAGAACAAGAAATTGGTATGAATTTATGGACTACTTCAGCTCCAGAAAACTTACCTGAAAATAAAGAAGAGTTAAGTTTGCACATGCAACTTAGTTACAAGCAGTCTATTGAAATAGCAGAAGAAGAAGCTATATCAAATGTAATGGCTCAAAACAAATACATACAGACTAAAAAAAGAATGCTACAAGATTTAGTTGTATTAGGTATTGGTGCTGTAAAAACTAATTTCAATAGATCAAACGGTATAACTGTTGAGTATGTTGATCCAGCTAATTTAGTATATTCTTACACTGATGATCCTAATTTTCAAGATCTTTATTATGTTGGTGAGGTTAAAATGATACATTTAGCTGATTTACAAAAGCAGTTTCCAGAATTAACACCGGATGAATTAAAAAGAATAGAAAAGTTTCCAGGAACTCAAAATTATCTTAGAAACTGGAATGAATCACCAGACATGGTTGCTGTTTTGTTTTTTGAATATAAAACATATAGTAATCAAGTATTTAAAATAAAACAAACTGATCAAGGTTTAGAAAAAGCTTTAGAAAAAACTGATTTTTTTAATCCTCCACCTAGTGATAATTTTAACAGAGTTTCTAGATCAATAGAAGTATTATATACTGGCGCAAAAGTTTTAGGTATAGATAATATGTTATCATGGGGTGTTTCGCAAAACATGACTAGACCTTTTTCTAACATGACAAAGGTTAATATGAATTATCAAATTTGCGCTCCTAGAATGTATAGAGGACGTATAGAATCGTTAGTTGGAAGAGTAACAGGTTTTGCTGATATGATACAATTAACTCATTTAAAGTTACAACAAGTTATCGCAAGAATGGTTCCAGATGGTGTTTTTGTTGACGTTGATGGTTTAGCTGAGGTTGATCTAGGTAATGGCACAAACTATAATCCACAAGAAGCATTAAACATGTATTTTCAAACTGGTTCTATAGTTGGTAGATCTTTAACTCAAGACGGTGATCCTAACAGAGGTAAAGTTCCTATTCAAGAATTGCAAACATCTAGCGCAAACGGTAAGATACAATCGCTTATAGGTACTTATCAATACTACTTACAAATGATACGTGATGTGACCGGGCTTAATGAAGCTCGTGATGGTAGCACGCCTGACAAAGACGCTTTAGTAGGTATACAAAAAATGGCAGCGGCAAATTCAAACACAGCTACAAGACATATACTACAAGCTTGCTTATATCTAACAGTTAAAGCAGCTGAAAACATATCTTTAAGAATAGCTGATATGTTAGAGTATGATTTATTGGCAGACACTCTTAAAAAATCTGTAAGTAATTTTAATGTAGGTACATTAGAAGAAATGAGTAATTTAAATCTATTTGAGTTTGGTATATATTTAGAACTTGAGCCAGATGACGAAGAAATTGCTAAACTAGAAGAAAACATACAAGTTGCTTTACAATCAGGTCAAATATTTTTAGAAGATGCTATAGATATTAGACAGATTAAAAATTTGAAATTAGCTAATCAAATGCTAAAAGTAAAACGTAAAGCAAAACAAAAAATGGATCAAGAGATTGCGCAGCAAAATATACAAGCTCAATCACAAGCTAACATACAGGCTCAAGAAGCTTCTGCTTTATACGAAGTTCAAAAACACGAAGCAATGGCTGCGTCTAAACTACAAATAGAACAAGGTAAAGCTCAGTTTGAATTGCAAAAAATAGAAAAAGAAGCTCAAATAAAAAAAGAAATAATGGAAATTGAGTTTCAATATCAAAAACAATTAGCTCAAATGGAAAAAGGATATATGAGCAGTAAAGAAACAGAAATAGAAGATCGTAAAGATAAAAGAACAAAAATGCAAGCTACACAACAAAGTGAAATGATTGCGCAAAGAAACAATGACTCAGGCCCTGTAGATTTTGAATCAGGTAATGATAGTCTTGGTGGAATAAATCTAAATGGCTTTGGCCTTTAGATAGTATTATTTATTAATTTTATATTATTATATTATGTCAGAAACAAAAGAAACAAAAGAAGAAGTAATTGCTTCAAATCCTATTGAAACAGGAGAAGCAATTAACGAATCAAAATCAGATTACAAAGTTGATCTAAAAACAGGAACAACTAAAAAACAAGAACCATCTACTGTTACAAAAGTAGATTTAACAAAAAAACAAGAACAAGATGCCGTTCAAGTCGGAGAAACAAAGGAAGTGGTTGTGGGCGAACAAGCCGGAGATAGCCCTAAAGTGGACGAACAAATATCAGAGCCCGTTAAAACTACTGAAAATTTCAAACAAATCCAAGAAATAACAAAGGACGAAGTTAAAAAAGTAGAAACCGTTGTTGAAGAAGCTATAAGAGATGAAAAAGTTTTAGGTAAACAATTACCTGAAAACGTTGAAAAATTAGTTTCGTTTATGGAAGATACTGGTGGTACGGTAGAAGATTACGTAAGATTAAATGCAGATTATTCTAACGTAGACGGTCAAACATTGTTAAAAGAATATTATAAAAAATCTAAACCGCATCTTAACGATGAGGAAATAAGCTTTATCATGGAAGATAATTTTTCTTATGATGAAGAAATTGATGACGAGCGAGAAGTCAGAAAGAAAAAACTCGCACTTAAAGAAGAGGTTGCAAAAGCTCATGGCTATTTGGAAGAACTAAAGGGTAAATATTACGACGAAATCAAGTTGAGACCGGGCGTTACTCAAGAACAACAAAAAGCTATGGAATTTTTTAATCGATATAACGAAAATCAGCAAGTTGCTACACAACAACATGAGGATTTTAAAGCTAAAACTAAACAACTACTCTCTGATGACTTCAAAGGTTTTGAATTCAAATTAGGAGATAAAAATTTTAGATATGGTGTTAAAAATCCTAATGAAGTTATTGAATCTCAGTCAAACATTAGTACGTTTGTTCAAAAGTTTTTGGATAAAGACGGCGCCGTTACAGATCACGAAGGATATCACAAAGCAATATATGCTGCTAGGAATGCAGATACGATAGCACAACATTTTTATGAGCAAGGTAAAGCCGATGCTGTTAAAGATGTAGTTGCTAAATCTAAAAACATTAGCAACGAATCTAGGCCACAGCCTACAGGAGATGTTTTTGTTGGAGGATTTAAAGTAAAAGCTGTTAGTGGTTCTGATTCTCGTGGACTTAAAATAAAAACACGTAAATTTAACAATTAAAATTAACAATTATGGGAATATTAACTCCTCAATTTGGTAGTTTAGTGCCTTCACAGTCACAACAGACTTTGGCTAACAACTACTTAAACTTCAACGGCGCTGCTGGTGGAGGAACATTCGCACAACAATACCTTCCTGAAATTTATGAAGCTGAAGTAGAAAGATACGGTAATCGTACTATCTCTGGTTTCTTAAGAATGGTTGGTGCTGAAATGCCAATGACATCTGATCAAGTAATTTGGTCAGAACAAAATAGATTACACATTGCATACGATAACGTTGCTTGTAATCAAAATCAAACAATCACGTTACCTGCTGGCGTTGCAAACGTATTAGCACCTAACATGACTGTTGTAATTATGGATCCAGCTAATCCATCTGCTACTGTACATGCTATCGTAGGAAATGGTGCTGCTCAAACAGGAAACCAAACCGCTACAGTTTATCCTTACGTTGCTGCTAACCTTGCCGG